CCACATTACTATTCTCGCTTCTGAAGGTGCTGATGGTTTGACAGGCAACGAGGCCATCGATAAGATTATGAATGACCTACTGCGACTTGTGAAGAAGCACAACGTATGGATTGGTTTGATTAGTCACCTTCGTAAAACAGACAACAAGGGAAAGTCCTTCGAAGAGGGTAAACTACCATCTATGGATGATATCCGTGGCTCTGGTTCGATTAAACAAATTAGTATGGACATCATTGCCTTTGCGAGAGATGTAGGTAATGGTGATGACGCTAAAAGAAACACGATTAAAACAAAAGTCCTCAAATGTCGTTATACTGGCATTACAGGCCCATCAGGAGCATTGCTTTATAACTTTCCTACTGGAAGACTCTGCAAAGGACAAGACTACGAAGAGGAAGCCCAAAGCCAAGGCTCTGGACAATTCATGAGGGTATAACATGACAGAACAAGAAGCGATCCTGGTAAGCATTATTCTCAATATGGCAGTGGATGGGAAGTGTGACCTGTCACAGCTCTCACCTAACGTTGCTGGTTTTATTGAAGGCGCAGTAACAGACTATTACGAAGATCCTGAAGAAAATAAAGAAGTATACTGGTACGCTCACGAAGCACTAGAAGGTGTTTCTAAAAAGAAACTACATTAAGGAGAACTCTGATGACTAAGCTTGAAGAACTGAAGGCTACTCGTGATGCTGCTTGGAATGTTGAGCGTGATGCTGGTTGGGCTGTTAAAGTAGCTTGGGAGGATGACGATGCTTCCGCTACTGCTGCAGCTGCTAATGTTTGGGTTGCATGTGTTGCTGCTTATACGGTTGCTGATTTTGCTTACGAAACTGAACTAAAGAAACAAGAGGAGAAGTCAGATGACTAAACTTGAAGAACTAGAGGCTGCTTGGGAGGCTGCTGATGATGCTTTAGACATTGCTCGTGCTGCTTCTGATGCTGCTGATGATGCTTGGGAGGTTGCTTGGGATGCTGAATTGGATGCTGAGGAGGCTTACAAAGCTGAACTGAAGAAACAAGAGGAGAATGTTCGTGAACACTGATCCCTGCGACGATGTTCTACACTGGTTAGAACGGATAAACGAACTAAGAAAAGGAAAAGAAAAATGAGTAACACTACTATCGACGATATCCCACAAGAGTTCCACAAAGCTTGGCACTATGCAAATGACTTTATGTTCTACGCAATCAAAACCGAAGAGCACGGTAAACTCTTCCTTAAGGCCTCTTCTAAGTGGAATGAAGAGGAGAAAGAGTTCTTGCTTTGGGCTTGGACTTTGATTACTACAGGCGTTGACACTGTTAACTATGGATCGCTTGAAGACGAAGCAGAAGTTGTTCTGGCCATTGAAGAAATGACTAAGAGAGAGCTTGACGCTTATGCTAAAGAAGAATACGACATTGACCTTGACCGTCGTCAAAGCAAAGTCAACATGATTGAAGAACTAGAAGAAAAGCTAAAGGATTAAAAACTATGAATAACTACGAATCATTCATCCACTTGTCACGCTACTCTCGTTTTCTAGAGGCCGAAGGTCGTCGTGAAACGTGGGCATCGACTGTAGACCGCTTGATTGGTTTCTGGAAAGAAGAAGTAAGCCACAATGTGATTACAGAAGAAGAATTCCAAGAGCTAGGGACTGCTATTTACAATAGGGAAGTTATGCCTTCAATGCGCGCACTTTGGGCCAGTGGTCCAGCTTTGCGTCAAAATCCGTTTCGAGGTTATAATTGCTCTTTCACTTCAGTTGACCACATTCGTGTGTTTGACGAAATCCTTTACATTCTTATGTCAGGGACTGGTGTCGGGTTTTCAGCAGAACAAGCTTCTGTTAACAAGTTACCTATTATCAACGACAACTTCACAGATTCTGAGCGTACTATTACTGTTGAAGACTCTGCGGAGGGTTGGGCAAAGGCTCTCCGCAAGCACATTGCAGAACTCTATCTCGGTAATGTCCACGAGTGGGACTACTCTAAGGTCCGGCCTGAAGGCGCACGATTGAAAACAATGGGGGGTCGCGCCAGTGGTCCTGGACCTCTCAAAGAGCTTCTAGACTTCTGCACCGCCATGTTTAAGGCTGCAGCGGGACGCAAGCTTCGTTCTATTGAAGTACACGACCTTGTATGTAAGATTGCCGAAGTGGTGGTAGTAGGTGGTGTTCGTCGCTCGGCTCTTATCTCTTTGTCAGACCTTGGAGACCCGGAAGTACGTGACGCTAAGTCTGGTCGTTGGTGGGAAACTACTGCACACCGTGCGCTTGCTAATAACAGTGCTGTTTACGAAAACAAACCCTCTATGATGGTGTTTATGGATGAGTGGCTTGCTCTTATGAAGTCTGGCTCTGGTGAGCGCGGAATTGTCTCTCGGTATGGTCTGCAAGACTTTTCCCCAGAACGCCGTGATGGTAGCAAGATTGTGGGCTTAAACCCATGTGCGGAGATTGCTCTTCGCTCTGGTCAGCTTTGCAACCTCTCAGAAGTAGTGTGTCGGGTTGATGACACAGAAGCAGACTTGGCACGTAAGATTAAATTGGCCACTATCTTAGGTACACTACAATCATCGCTTACTAACTTTAAGTACGTTCGTAAGATTTGGCAAAAGAATTGTGAAGAAGAACGGTTGTTGGGCGTGAGCTTAACAGGTATTCAAGACTGTAAGATTCTACGCAAACCAGATCCTAAGATGCTTGAGCGACTTCGTGACACCTCTATTCAAATCAACATTGAGTATGCTAAGAAACTAAATATTAACCCTGCTACAGCTATCACTACAATCAAACCTTCTGGCACTGTTAGTCAGTTGGTTGATAGTTCTTCAGGTATTCACGGGCGCTTCTCTCCTTACTACATTCGAACTGTCCGTCAGGCCAACAACGACCCTTTAACACAGATGCTTAAAGACCAAGGTGTTCCTAATGAACCTGACCTGATGAACCCAGGAAAGACAACAATCTTTTCCTTCCCAATCAAGTCACCTGAAGGTGCTACTTTAGCTAACGAGCAAACAGCTATCGAACAACTAGAGAATTGGTTGTTGTTTAAGAAACACTGGGCTGAACACTCTGTAAGTGTCACAGTCTACGTTAAAGAAACAGAATGGCTAGAAGTAGGTAACTGGTGCTATCAGAACTTTGACTTCCTTACGGGGGTCAGCTTCTTGCCTTATTCTAATCACGTTTATGAGCAAGCGCCGTATCAGCCTTGTACTAAAGAAGAATTTGATGCTGCTGTAGCTGTTATGCCAACAGTAGACTTCTCTAAACTTTCTGATTATGAAAAGGAAGACAACACTGAAGGAAGCCAGACTTTGGCCTGCGGCGGTGGCGGCTGCGATATCCTGTGATAAAGTGGTGGAAGCATCACTTGGTACCAAGGCATATGGGGGGTTCTGATGAGCCAACCAACCTTGTCAAGTGTAATACAGCAATGCATGTGTTCTTCCACAAACAACTTCATGAGGAACACGGCAAGATAGAAGACTACCTAGCTTATAAAGGGCTAGAAGGTCAGCTGTCTAAAGATGAAATAATGCTCACCCTTTCAAGAGAGGGTGGGCGTAAAGGTGGTTTAGCTCACTCAAGAGAACACTTAGCTTACGCTTCCAGTTTAAGTTCTGGCAGAGAGGTCGGCCAAGAAACAGTAGCGTGTCCCCACTGCAGTAGAGAGATGACAAGGATTATCGCGGGCAGGTGGCACTTCAATAAATGCTATGTTAAACAAGGAGGGAAACTGTGCAGTGGTTGTAAACAATTTTTAGACATATCTAAATTCCACAAACGTGGAGAGGGTTTACAGGCAAAGTGTAAAGAGTGCCAAAGAGAAGCCACTAGGCAAAGAAGAGCTAAATAACTAAACTACAACACCTGAGTAGGTGGCTAAACTGCTCCAAACCGAAAGGAAAACAAATGTTTAAATCAATCTTAACAACTATTGCCCTACTTATTACTGCTACTACTGCTTCTGCGGGGGTTAACTACGACCCTGTCACACGAAGCCTTGAGGTGTCGGGTTACACTACAATGCGACAAGTTCAAGCCGCTAACTTAGAAATGCGGTCTAACGAAGTCCTGACAGTAATTCTCTCTGGACCTGGCGGTGACTACTACGCTGGCCTGGCACTTGGTCGCGCTATACGGAAAGAAGGGGCTAATGTAATTATCCCTGAGAACTCTACTTGTGTATCTTCTTGTGCTTTTGCTTCTTTAGGGGGTGAACGAGTTATTGTTGATGGGGAGCTTTGGTTTCACGCACCTTACCTGACTATGGCACCTACTACTGTGACAATCCTTGATATCGCTCATAAATTTGGGATCGCTTACTTAGACCTGTCCGTGTACTTTTCTGAGCAAAGTATCTCTATTCTGCTGGCTAACGATATCATTCGGAGGACAGCTAACTGTAAGTTCATTGTAGTAGACTCTGGGGAAGAAATTACTAAACTACGCTCTGGTGAGTTCCCACACACCCACACGGGTTATAATTATAAGATTCTAGATAACTGTTAAGAGAGGATACTTTATGTTCTCTTTCTTTACAACACGCCAGTGGTTGCTGTGGTCTTGGTTAGGCACAGCCTTTATTATTGGAACTCTTTGGTATCAAGTACAACTGGACGTTCAGATTAACGAATGGTTCGGCGGTTTCTATGATATGATTCAACAGGCTCTGAAAGGTGAGGGTGATATTACCCTTACCGCTTACTACTCGGAGCTACTAACCTTCTTTAAGATCGCCGCTATCTATATCTTTGTATCTCTAGGTGTATCTTTCTTTACTCAACACTGGTTGTTCCGTTGGAGAACTTCTATGGTTGAGCGTTACCATGAACTATTCCACAAGGCTCGTTTAATCGAGGGCGCTTCCCAACGTGTACAAGAAGATACTGTTAAGTTCTCTCGTATCATGGAAGGTCTCGGCACCAGCTTTGTAGAAGCCATCATGGTTCTAATTGCCTTCTTCCCTATTCTCATGGGGCTATCTATGGGCCTCACCGTAACGTTCTTTGGTGAGTGGGAATATGGTCTTGTAGCCTCTGCCGTTATTTGGTCAGTAGGTATTACAATTCTACTCTTAGTTGTAGGTCAGCTCTTGCGTCTGGTTAATATCGAATATGATATCCAAGCCAAAGAAGCTGCTTACCGTAAAGTGTTAGTTAAAGCGGAAGACGACGCTACTGTTCGTCCAAAGACCCTGAACGAAATCTTCGATGATGTTCGTCAGATTCACTACAAAAACTACTTTCGTTACATGTGGTTTAATGTAGCACGCTTATCTTGTCTACAGGCAAACGTCCTTGTAGGCTACGTTGTCCTTGCCCCAGCTATTGTTTCTGGGAGTATTACTCTTGGTGTTATGCAACAGATCCTTCGTGCTTTTGGCAAGGTAGAAGGCTCTATGATGTATCTCTTCAAGTCTTGGTCAACTATTATTGAACTATTATCTGTCTACAAACGTCTTCGTGAGTTTGAAGCAAAAATCAAGTAAGGAATACTTTGTGTTACATGCTATCTTGAACACTACTAAGAAGAAAAAGAAGAACCCAGCCAAAAAGAAAGAAGAAGAAGTTAAAGCTCCTGCTGTTATGTCTCAAGCAGGCACTTATAACCGTGAAAGTGGCTTGTTGTTCCTTGCGGATGACTTCAATAAAGAAACCATTTTGCCTTTGGTAATGGCTATTACAGAATACAACATGATGCCTGAAGAGCTGGCACCTGAACGAATTACTATTATGATTAACTCTCCAGGGGGCTGTGTAGATAGCTGCTTGATGCTTATCGACGCAATGAAGACCTCTTCTATTCCTGTAGATACTTTCTGCACAGGTCTTGCTGCTTCTTGTGGCATTCTAACACTTATGGCTGGTGAACATCGTATGTCTTCTTCTACCGCTCAGATTATGTCTCACCAGTATGCCGCAGGCTCCTCTGGTAAAGAACATGAACTGTATGGTCGTGTGAAGTCTTTTGAACACACTTCTGAATGGATGGAAACCCACTATGCAGCCTGCACAGGCTTGTCCGTAAAGAAGATTCGTAAACACTTGCTTGGTCCAACAGATGTTTGGTTGAATGCTGAAGGGGCTCTTAGCTACAACATTATCGATCAAATCGTCAACCCTTATAAATAGGAAATTATCATGTCTAATAAAACTAGTATCGATATCGCTCGGATACTTGGCTATACCCTTGGTAGCATCTTCCGTATGGCTATTTTCGTAGGGTGTGTCTGGGCTTCCATTAGCTTCCTCGCATGGATGGGGGTAGCCATCTGATGCC